TCCTGTGTACAAATAGTTTAGGTTGGTGCTGTCATAATCGCTTCGTGTTGTATCAACAGAAGGCCCCCCAATGTCTTGTGCGCGGTATGGCATTACTATACCGCTTGTTGTGCTTATTGCTATTAATATCGGGTTTGAGTAAGTAGTACTTTCTGTGAGAGTAAGCAAGCCTGGAGTGCTATCAGAAACATAATACCACTCACCAACATCAAGTCCAGAAAGGCCAGTCACTAAACCCATGTGTGTTACTGTAAAATTATCAACATCAGCTACAGCAGATACAAGTGATGTTCCAAGTGTTGTTACTGCCGAGGCGTCTGCTTTCTGCCAGTCAGACCCATCGTAGTATATAGCGTCCTGAACGGCTAGACCGTGAGCTACTTGTGATACTACCTCAGCTACACCCCTATCAACATAGGTTTTTATTGCTTTTTCTGTAACAAGTGCAGTGTCGCTATCGTCTGCCAATGTGCCGTCTGTTGAAAATTCATTAACTCTTGCGCCTGTAGCCATTTGTAAACCGCTACCATTTATTGACGATATCTGAGTATCACTCGAATCATTTACAAGTATTGTATCATTTGTTTGAGTATCGTTTTCTTTTACTACCAGTTGGGATACATCGTTTTGTCCTTCGATATTTAATTGGCCACTGATTGTAACAACTTCATTATCAAACTCGCCATAAATTAATGGGGTGGAAGTGTTACTATTGTCTATCCATAATTGGTTTGAAATTGCTGTTTGAGTGCTTGCAACGTCATACCCTATAAATACATTTGAATTTCCAGTAACAGTCCTGCCGCAATTATACCCAATTGCAACATTTTGACTTGAATTATTGCTTTTTAGTGCAGTATTGCCAATTGCTATATTGAGAGATGGTGTAGACCCCACATCTAAACTATTTGCACCTATAGCAATATTATTAGCACCAGTTGAGTTTGTGAACATTGCACCAGCACCAATTGCAACGTTTGCATTTGCATTGCTATTTCTTAATGCACTAACACCTATTGCCACTGAGTTGACTGCTGTTGTATTTGACCTCAATGAGTTTGAGCCTAATGCAAAATTTCCTGAACCGGTTGTATTTGATAGAAGTGAGTTTACACCTATGCCAGTATTTGTACTCCCTGAACTATTATTAAATCCTGAATTGGTACCAAAAAATATATTTTCTGTACCACTTGTTAAACCTAAAAATACACTAGCGCCAAACCCTAGGTTGCTATCACCATCAGAAAATACCCTGAAAAGCTCTGCATTAATTGAATCTTTACACAAAACTATAGGCTCGGTTTGTGTTGCATTATTTTTCAGTACTAATTGAGAAACATCATTTTGTCCCTCGACATTTAATTGGCCACTTATTGTCACTATGTCATTATCAAACTCACCATATATTAATGGGGTTACAATATCACTGCTGTTCTCAATTATTAGTTTATTTGATTCTGATACATAACCATATCCCGCTTGATATCCAATAAGGACATTAAAACCACCATCCCTTATACTTCTGCCAGCTTGAAACCCAAGCATAGCATTACCATCACCTGTAGTAACACCAGTAAAACCATACATTGTTTGATAACCAAAACACGCATTCCATTTTGCATCTGTAGCAAACTTACCAGATGAAGCGCCAACATATGTATTTCCAGCATGCTGAAGATATTCACCAGCTCTTTGACCTATAGCAACATTTTCAGAAGAGAAAACAGATGATACGCGACCAGCACCATCACCTATGAATACATTAAATGATTGTGTTGTCTGCTCATTCCCTGCGTTATCACCTATAAATACATTAAAACCACCAGTAGTAAGCATGTTCCCAGAAGCTCTACCAATAGACATATTGCTCCCACCAGTAGTAACTGATCCCAGCGAATCAGTCCCTAGAGCCACATTGAAACTACCAGAAGTTAAGCTCGATAATGATCCTGAACCAATGCCAAGGCAATTGTTTGCAGATGTGATATCATCAGTAGATGAAGTAAATAAATTTGTTGAATCATTGCTATTTAGTCGAAACAACTCAGCGCCGATACTATCTTGTGCTAAAAATAGTGGTTCAGTCTGAATTGAATTTGCTTTAACAACCAACTGAGAGGCATCATCTTGACCGTTAATATTAACAGCCCCCGCGCATGTGAGCACAGTGCCGCTCTCTGAAACTATGCTATCCCCCAGGCTCTTTGCTCCGGTGAATTTTGTCAGTGTATTTGTTGTGCCTGTTCCTGTGTATTTTGTATCTGAATAAGTCTTAATGGCTTTTTCTGTCACAAGTGCAATGTCACTATCGTCTGTCAATGTGCCGTCAGTTGAAAATTCATTGACAGTTGCTCCGGTAGACATTTTTGCGCTACCAGCTATTGTAATTATCCCTGAGCTTTCTGAGATTATACTGTCTGTTAATGTTTTCGATCCGCTATATTTTGGTATTTTTCCAGTTGTACCAGAACCACCAATTTTAGTATCTGAGTATATTTTTATAGCCTTCTCTGTTACAAGTGCAGTATCACTATTGCCAGCAAGTGTTTCATCTGTTGAAAACTCGTTTACCCTGGCCCCTGTTGCCATTTGTTGGCCGTTATCATTTATTGATACTATTTTAGTATCGCTTGAATCTTGAATTAAAACTATATCACTTGTTTGTGTCGAAAAGCCTTTTACAGAAAATTGTGTTGCATCCTGGTATCCTTCTATCGTGACAGTGTTTAGTATCTTTAGGCTATCATTTGTATTTATGGGTGATAATTCTGTACTTATTCTTTGCCATAACTGAGTGAATAGAACGCTTGATGATACCTCAGTGACATTTATTTGGTCACCACCCTCAATCTCGGTTACTGTGATATTGTCCTGTTCTACAACTACAGTATATTCACTCTCTACAGATATGACATCTTTTGTACTCATCTGGTTATTTCAGGTGATACCGTAAAAACGTCTTCTAACAATCTTGTTACAGCAGCACCTATGGCAACCTCTAAATCATATCTGTAAGCACCATCAGCAATATTCTCCATATCTGCTGCTGATACCAACAAATCAATTTCCCCATTGGTTGGGCTTGCTATTGTTATCCTACCATTTTCTGTAGTCAATTCAAGAGCTATATCAGTACTCCTTACAGTCTTGCGCACTTGCATACGTGCCGTAGCTCCAGTAAGGTCAATTGGATCTCCTGCGCTATCTTTCCATGTTATTTTTCTTGAAAAAGTTGCACCCTGCTCTGCATAAAGATCTAATTTTACCTGCGCTCATTTTTATGCCTCTCGTGCCCAAAAGTCAAAAACAACTACCTCATTATATGCTGGCTCTTGGTCTGCCACTCCTCGCACATCAAAATCGTCACTGGTTGTCTTTTCAAATACTGATGAAAACGAAACGTTCTCGACTTCTGTTCTTACCAATGCCAAAAGAGCGTCCTGTATGGCCTGTTTCCCGTTCTCCACTTCAAGTCTGGTATCTGCATATACAAGAAATGTAAATGTCTCCATCCTTAGATCTGATACACCTCCAAGATAATCATTAGTCTCTGTGCTTTGTCTATCGAAAATCACATAAGGGGTAGGCCCATCCATTGCAATGAACTGTGGACGTATCCGTGTGCTGAAAATGTCAGTAATTCCGGTATCTGTAGTTAATGCTGTGTATATGGCTTGCTTGATATTCATCGTTTAGCAAGCTCCTTTTTAATCTCTGCCCATATTCTACGCTTTGAAACGTCCTGAGCATTTGCTTGAGTTTGCCTGAAGCCTTTACCGTAGGCATCTTGCTTTGTTACGTACTTGGTTCCAAACTCTTGATTGCCTGGATAGTATCCGCTTTTCTTTGAATCGTAGGTAGGGTTATTCTTTTCAAGCTTCTCCCTGGTTGGTGATGTAATTACCAGCATTACACCATTTCTTGTACGCTTTCTTTTTGTAGTCAAACCTTTGCTCATTGCTCCGGTTAATCTACGTGTTTTGATATTCTTCACTATGGCTTTTCTGGTGATCTTCGCACCTTCACGAAAGCCCTTGACCATGATAGTATTTTGCTTTGCTACACTGAAAGCACGAAGCTTTTTCAAGATCTTCTCAGCTCCTTCTACTTTTATCGCTGCCATAATTATGAACCAGTCCCGTCACCACGGGGACTTTTGTCCTCCTGGCAGTAAATAGTCATAATCTTACGCCTGGAATCAATATCGTTAATGTAGTCAATATTGTATATCTTTCCCTTGAGCTGGATACGTGAGCTCTCTGTGATCGTTTCGTTGTATCTTATCCGTGCAATGTGAGAGCTGTTTGGGGATACCTGCAAGGCTGTTTGTTCCTCGCGACCACTCAAACCAACTATTGAGCCCCATAATGTCATTGTTTTTGTGTATGATATAACTTCCGCGCCTATTTCATCAACAGTCGTCTTAACCTCATAAATATCAAGCCTATGCCTCAATCTGCCAACTACTGTATTGTAGCCAACACTCACTATGGAACCTCTGTTATTTTTTCGCCGTCTAAAATCATGTTGACGGTTTGAGGTACTTGAGCTGGAGTTGCGCCGATAATTACACTTTCCCGGTTTTCGTACCAGTGACCAACCAAGAGCTTTATTGCTGCCTTGAAAGTGTCCCTGGCAACGTCCTCACCGCTGGAGAATGTTACCTCAACGGCTTCAATTCTTCCCGCTTCGGTATCTGGCCATTCCTCATCCGGTGCAAGAGCAATTCTTGCCGGTGAGCTTATTCCCTGGCCTACAATATATATATCTGTGCTAAGTGTTTGAAGGGTTCCATCCTCATCATAGTATTGTATCTGGTCAAGTGATACCAACGGGGAGCGGGGAAGGTAAAACAGTCCTTTGGTGTACGGGAATGTATCAAATACCATTTTGTACGAAGTTTCCAGGACTGTCCTACGGGTGTACATTTCACAATAATTACTTGCAGCAGTAACCAACGATGCAATCAAAAGATCGTCATCATTCATGTCTGTTTCGACACGAAGATGCAACTTAGCCTCAGCAGTAGAAACTATAGGCTCGCTTCGTTGAGTGATTACTGCAAGATCGTAGTTCATGCGAAAAATGTAGTAAATTTATTTTGAAAATGCAAAACATTCTGAGTTAATCCCAGGTTGTTGTCACACTTTAGAGCTATTGAACACATTTGCAAAATCGCTTCAGCTTCGCTTTTGTTGACTTCAACAGTTTGGTCAACTTGTGGCTTTGCAATTGGCTTCTTTGCAGGTGCTTTTTTTTGTGGTGCTTTTTTTGTCACTTTTTCTGTCATGTCTCAATCCTTGTATTGAAAAAAAGCCCCCCGGCAGTTAGACCGGGAGGCGACTAGTTAGGCAATCGAATCTGAAGATAGGCCATCTTCACAGCGCAAACATTCTCCACGAATGTAACTCACAACACCCTCATCTGTGCCAGTGGCAACAGATACAACGGCAGAAACGTGAGTAGCATTTGCAAGAGCTGCCATAATATCATCTTTTCCACATTCAAGGAAAACATAATCACCAACGGCATCCGGTTGACCTGCTGTGAAAGTTTTTGCTACTACTTCAGTGGTTCCAGTTCCGCTTGAATCTGTTGCGGCATTGATTGCAAGAGTTACTACTGAAGTACCAACGGTACGGAAAAATTGTACAAGAATTGCTTTGAAATCTTGCATTGCAACCCAACCAATGGTAGTTGCGGTAGTTGCATCTGGGTCAAAATCGTAACTGGTTACAGCTAGATTTTTTTCAAGTTTGCTATTTATAGCCATTTTTTTAGTCTCCTTATGTTGTTAAGTTTGGTCCCCCCTGCTTTCACAGGGGGGTGTTAGGTTAGGCGCGTGCTGCCAAAGTTACGAAGGGGCTCAAAGATGCAGCACCTTTGCGGGGTGTCAATGCATTGGTCCAAGCAGAGCGAGCGTCATTTCTTTTGAAGAATTTGAAAGCTCTTTCATGTTCTACAAAACGTACATGGATACTTTCAGCACTTTCAAGAGGCTGATAGTTTCCGGTGTAGATGTTACGTGGAGCAATCAACATTATATCACCCTTAACGCCAAGAGTTTCAGCGTATTCAGAGAAATATATTGGGCGACCAAGCAACATGTCTGGGCGACCTTCAACCATTGAGTTTTGGAAAAGATTTCCAGAACCATTCCCGTCACCACCAACTACGGCAATTTGGGGATATGTATCATGGTTGCAAATCCATACTGCATTGCTGTAATCATAACAGCGAGAGCGCATTTTTAAAATATTCTCTTTTACGATGGTTGCAGCAGTTTGAGAGGTTTCTTTTGGAACAGATACAAGAGCATTGTAATTCAAAAAGCCTTCAGGCTGTCCTACACCAGTACCGCGCAACAGTTCCTCAAAATCCTTGTCAGCGAAAGCCTTATTGAAAGACTGTCCAAGCAGAGCAGCAACAGAAGAGGGGCTATCAGCAAGCAATTCTTCGGTTGTGTAAGACAATCCAAAGAGAGTGTTGGCAGAAAGTTTGATCAAGCGCATTTCCGCTCTGGAAGATGTTCCAGCAGCAGTTTCACCCTTACGATAAACGGCGATTCCACCAGCAACAGAAGTGCTGTGATCTTCGTCAACGATAGAAGGGATGCCAACGGTAGGACTATCCATAGGAATGTCAGTGGTACGACCGGCAAGAGGATTTGTTTCGATATCAATTGACTGTACGTCATTAATAAAGCCCTCTGGTACAAGAAAACCACCGTAAGAATCATTACCTACTAACTGTTCGTCACTACCAGCAGCAGCCAAAAAGCTCAATCTTTCATCTATTTTGGCAGAGCGAGAAGATGCATAAATGGTTTTGAAAAATTCGCTGGCATGCTTGAAACCCTTTTTGGGATCTTTTGTAAACTCTGGTTCACTGACTACTACAGTCGCGGAAGGTGTTGCGGGTGCTGATTTGCGAGCTTGGGGGACTGAGAATTTATCGGCTTTTGCTTTTGCAGCTTCAAACCGTTCTTTTTGAGCTTGTAGCTCTTCAGCTTTGGCCATGTGACCTTCATAAGCTTTGAGATCTTCAGCAGAGAGCTCGCCCTTTGCTTCAAGTGCTTTCGCTGCGTCCAATTCGGCCGCAATAAGTTCTGCGTAATTCATAATATGTACCTTTGAAAAAAATGTCTAGAGTTTTGCGCTCATTTCAAGTCTGCGTCTCTGCGCACTTAAAAATCGCATTTTGGAAGTCTTAGAGCTACTCTGAGCGCTTCTCTCTTCCGAAATCTGTTTTATTAAAAGTTCAACTGTTGCATCTGTTGTCTGGATGCCGTCAATCAATCCAAGTTCAAGAGCTTTCTCAGCCATGAAAGTGTCACCTGTGGCCATATCATCAACATCTTCTTTTGATAGCTCTCTGCCTGTGGCAATGGCATCTGTGAAAACTTCATTAATAGCGTCAACCTTCTCTTGTACGCTGGCAATAACCTCATCAGTGATCTCAGTTCCAGGAGTACCAGCCCCTTTCAGGTCACCAGTAGAAACAACATGAACCTTTACGCCCTCCCTGGCATAAAGCTTTGAGGTATCGTGCAAAACAGCAACAACACCAATGCTACCTACTTCTGAAAGTTGGTTTGCATATATCTCTGAGGCTTGAGAAGCAACCCACAAAGCAGCACTTGCGCACATGTCCTCTACCTGTGCAATAATTGGTTTTATTGCGTTTACTCTGATCACTTCATCAGATAATTCTTGAGTACCGGCAACATGCCCCCCGGGTGAAGTAACTCTCAGCATGATTTTTGACACATCTTCGTCAACTGCCGCTTCTCTTAACTGCCGTCTAATTAAAATTGTTGAAGCATTAGAACCAAACTTGCTTTGTTTCTTCATCATTGGCCCGGAGATATCAATAATCGCAAGCCCTTCAATAACTTGGTAAAGCTTTTCTTCGTCGCTCGCACTACTTCTCTCGATTGCTGCTTGTGGCATTGGCAACCCTGCCCGTATAGCCTCAACGGCTGAATTGATCCAAGTAGGCTGTATTAACCATGTGCCCATGTGAGAATTGAAGCAATCGGGCTGATCATCAGCGTGAATGTGATACTTTTCAGGCATTTAACAGGATCTCGATGTAGTCAATAAAATAAGCATCTTCAACGCTCTTATCTTCGCTTTCAATTCTTGAATTATAGTGCTCATCTGCAAAGATGCAAATTTTAGGCAACTTGCTCTCTATTCTGAAAGTCTTAAAAATTGGTTCGATGCTTTCAATCAAGTAGTCTCGTTGCTTTTCGTAAAACTTTGCACTCAAAGGCTTACCCCTGGAGAGCGCTTTACGCTCCTTTGTGTTAACCCGGGCAACAGCATCTTGAATCAATGGCATAGGTGAGATTGCTTCTGCCTCCTCCTCTTGGATTGCCTCATCTTCGTTTTGCTCAACCTGTTCAACTGGTTCCTCTTGTGGTTCCTCTGCTGGCATATCCTCTTCTTTAGGTGCTGCAATAGACTGGATCGTCGCCATGCTTGTTTGCATGTAATACTGATCTGCTGCCGGATCTGTTATAGGGTCCAAGTCCTCAAAGCCTCTTATATCATTTGGTGAAAGTGCCCCCAGGTTAAAAAGACCTTTGTAGAACTCAGAGCGCCCTTTCTGATCGCCTCTTAAAAGTTCCTGTACCTGGAAACGTGCATATCGGTTTGGTATCTTTATTAATTTTGCCTTTATTTCCTCTTCCCATCTGGTGAGCCAAGGCGTTAGAGTGTCATTCACATAATCAATATTTTGCTCTTCAATATTTGAAAATGTGGCCCGTGAGAGGTCCTGTATTTTGTGAGGTGGCATACGAAACCATCTGGCAACGTCTACAACCTGGAAGTTTTTAATCTCTATAAACTGAGCGTCCTTGGGTGGTATGGTTGCTGCATGCCATTTCATGCCCTCCTCTAATACTGCCGTTTTATAAGCGTTTCTTGAGCCTCTGTGGTTTTCATCAAGGCTTTGTTTCAATCTGTCCTGCGCCTCTTTGCTCATTTGGTTTGGATGCTCTAAATACCCGCCAAGCTGTGAGCCATTTCCAAAAAAGGCCCCTCCAAACTCTTGAGTTGCAAGTGCAGTTCCCAGGCTTTCAGCAGCAAACTTGCAAACACTGTACCCGACGATGCCGTCTCCCCCCAACCCCTTTAAATGAAACATGTCCTCACTTTCGATTCTTACCGTCTCTCCTCCACAATTGAGGGTGGACTGATAGACCTCGTAATAAATATCTTTTGTTTCAGGATCGCATTTAACGATAACCCGTGAGGGGTGTATTGGCCATAGCTCAACTGGACGCCCTATTGTGTCCCTGACAATTTCCATATAACCATTACCCCATCCCAGGGCATGAGAAGTTACAACCTCTTTCATGGTCATAACCGTCATTTGTGGATTTGGCTTTTCGACAAAGAGCTTTATTAACGGTGAGCCAGTAGGGACCACCTTTCTCCCGTCTTTTTTTGTATCTAGTATTTTAACTGGCAGTTTTCCGACATCTTCAGAAATGTTTCGCGTACAAGCATAATACGCTGAAAGCTGCAATGAAGTTGTGGGGGTGGCAACTGGACCGGCAACGCTTTTTCTACCAAAACGAACAGAGGAGATACCCCCATCGTCACCGCCAGAAGTGAACCAGGACGCTATAGAATTTATGATTCCCACGGTTTTATTGTAGTCGAGCTTCCAAGAGTGTCAAATAATTAAAAAACAAGCGCTCCACGCTCCTCATAAACTGACTCACTTTCAGGCTCACTTATGAGCCCAAGGCCAACAGCCATGACACCAGCAACAATTGGATCTATCTTCTCAGGGCTCTTTTTCTTGCTCGGTTTTATATTCCCGGCTGCATCAGTCTCAACAGTAACATTGGAAGCGCACCACTTTAAGAGAGGATCTCCAAAATGAAATATTCTATTCCCAAGGACAAGCTTTTGAAACTCCTTAGATGGGGCACTCATTGATCCAAAGCCCTGCCTAAAACTTGCCATTTCAAAACCGTCCTGTGTCAGTAGGTTTGTTAGGTGTACGCTGTTCCAAGGGTCTGTACCGATTATTTGAATGTCGTATTTGTTGCCCAACTCGTTAACATCTTCCCTAATCACATCATAATCGGCTACATTTCCTTCTGTTGCTTTCAAGCAACCGTCCTCAATGAACTCAAGGTATGGAGCGTGATTTTTCTCAGCCCTTTTGTATGCGTTTTCCTTTGGTATCCATGACCATGACAACATTGCATCCCACAAAGGGAAATATAGTGTAAGAGAGCACAAGTCACTCACTGAGCCAAGATCAATACCACCGTAGCAAGTTTGTCCAAGCAAGTCCTCTTTCGTGAAATCTGGACTATCACCAAGCGCCCATTGATCGTCATTGATCCACGCTACATCTGAACTAGTCCATATATTAAGCCTGTATCTCTTAAATGCATTTAGATCAACAGGTGAGTTATCTGCTGATACCACACGTTTTTCAAAATCTGATTCTTTTATCGTTACTCCAAGGCTTGGATTTGCCTTAAACCAGTTTTTCCTATCCCTCCAATCGTCATCTTGTTCAAGTCCGTAAAGCAATGGAAAGAAAGTGATATCTGGTGTAGCTCCTGACAATACTTTTTTTGCATAGCTGTACTGCTCATAGCAAATCGTGTTTTTATCATGTCCAGCAGTGGTGATGTTAATCATTAAAGGCTGATCCCTGGAAACACCACCGTCTTTCAAAGCATCCCACAAATCACGATTCTTTGCAGCATGGATCTCATCATAAATCAACCCGGATATGTTGAGCCCTTCACTTGTGTATGATTCACTCGAAACAACTTTGATTAATCCACCGTCTGGACATCTTATCTCAGACTTTGATTCTCTTATTTTACAACGCTTGCTCAGTGCTGGAGAGAATTTCACCATTTCTTTAGCTTCGTTGAAAACAATACCGGCTTGCCCCCTCGTCATTTGTCTGCCATATAAACCTCTGGAGCCCCTTCGCCGTCTGCCATTCCTAAATAGAGCGCAATCCCAGAACTCAACGCGCTCTTTCCGTTTTTCTTTGGAATGAATATAAAAGCAAGCCTAAACCTTCTCAACCCATCAGCTTGTTTCCATCCAAAAAGAGGCATTAACAAATCGTTTCTTTGCCAGTCCTGAAGTTCAAGAGGTTTCCCCCTCCACTTTGCTTTACTTAATTTACAAAATGTCTCCAGGAAATCACAAACATGATTCCCGGCATCTTCGTCAAAATAGCAACCGTATTTATCAACCGCTATTTCATCAACAGGGTTTTTAATCCAATCCCTTGTACTCAAGCTTTCTTTTTACTCAGAAACTTCTCAAACTCATCCTCACCACCGCTACCATCAGCATCAATCTTTGATCTTGCCAGTGGTGTCATTCCAAACTCTTTCGCAAACTTCAGCATCCTCTCTGCCGCTTTATTCTTCACGCCAAGCCAAGGGTTTTGAATCATGTTGCCCTTTATGGTTTCAACTACTTGGCTTTGCTTCCGCATTTGACCTACTGCATAGTTGAACTCTTGAAAAGCTTCGCAATAAGCGTACAAAGGCCCCCTGTCGAACTCCCCGCCAACCTCATGCTCAACAAGGATTTTCAAAATCCTGGCATACTCACGCTTACCAACCGGACCGAGATACGGTGGTGAACTCATGTCTTTAAATCCGTTGGCTTCCATGTGCTTACCCTAAAATGTACGGCAAATTGGTGTTGTAACTTTTTCTCATATGTGATTATTCTTTTTTTCCCATGTTTTACGCCCTAACTTGTTTGACCCCCGGTCCAAAAACTGAAAAAAATTCGTGTAACAT